CCTAACTCAGTTAAGAGAGCGTACAATTAAGTAGGCCGGAATGGAGCGAATGTGCTTTACTACGGTTTCCAAATGAAGGTGAATGCCAAGTAAAAGAGCTTGGTTATCCCTTAGGAGCCGGAAAGGACTAAATGTTGATATTAAACGATTAAGAGAACCTATTGTTAAGGAAGATTGTTGCGACTAAGAATAAATAAAAGCCAAGTCCATACTGAAAATAAATAGAGAGAAAAATCAGAATATGGACGAACAAAAGATATAGGTAACCCCAAAATGGAATTATTTCGAGCGTGACGTGGGGTTAAAAGCGGACGCTGTGGCGGAGAAACGCCAAGAATCTGGGAAGACGGCTTGTAATGGATTTAGAGCACCAACGCGATAAACAGCGACAGGTGGCATACCAATAAATGTGCCAAGTCTTGCTTCATCAGAAAGTGAAGCATAAACCTCCCCGCTGTATTCGGAATCAGCGAGGGACTTTGCTACAACAACGAGAGTAAAATTGGGAAAGAACATGTTGTCGTACGAAGATTGTGACTCGTAGTTTTGGGTGATGAGGTCTGTTGGATAGATGTCCGTGAAGGGCACCTGGAACTCAAGAACTTGACCGCGAGAAGCGTATGAAATGGGTAGAGCGATAGGGTATCCAGATGGAAGGAAAGTGTCGCTCGCCAACAGTCCATCATACAAGGCTGTCAGCATCTCTTTTACACGGAGAGCTGGAGTGAGGAAAGGTAAGAGATAAACCTTAAAATCACTCGCATCAGCGGAATAGAATGTTTCGTCAATGCAATGCATATCGATCTTGAAATTCATCGCACCACGAAAGTTTCTATACCAATTAGCAAATCTCTGAAAATAGCCGCCAAACTGACCCATGAGCTCGAACGAAAGAACAGCATAGTGGTAGTGTGGCAAATTGGCGCCATCAAGAACATTAAAGGACGCGGTGTTGAGGCGTCCAATCATTTGTTGACGACGTAGTATATCAAGAAGACTCGGACATACATCAGAGAGATGAGGAACAGGAGGATCGGTAACAATGCAGCGATCTTTACCCAGAATAGCAGTAAACTTTTCAGCAAGCATATCTAGGTTCAAATCGACGGGACGTTGGGACTTTGGGGCTCGGTGCTTAACCGGCAGAGCTTTAGGCTTAACTTTTTGGTGTTCATGTGCCTTTTTCTCGCCAGCGGAAGCCAGAGCAGCAGGAGCAGGAGCGGGTTCACTAGGAGCTACAGCGACAGGCGTGGTGGTATCGCCTTGCGCTTCAGCGGTTTGACCTAGTTGATGTGTAATACACGAAACTCCATGGCCATAAAGTCCTTGGACTTGGAAATCGGAGGCGCCGGTGAGGAAAACATTAATGTCTACCTGAGGAACAACAGTTTGTGGTGCACGGAGAGGCACACCAACAATGATGGAAAAGGTTCCTCCAAAGAAGTCGGTAAACTTAAACGATTCGGGACCGATATCGGAACGTGCTTGCTTGAGATCTTCACCGTGCCAAACGTTACACCAAGGTGTTTCGTGCAGGAATGGTACGAGGAATGAACCAGCATTCTTTTCACTACGAATTTGTAGCGATGAACTATATTGCGACAGAGCTGAATTGTAGTCGGTAGCACCGGAAGTAGCAGGAAGCTTCATTTGGCCATGGTTGTAAACTATGTCCAAACGCCCTTCATGGTAGTTACTTGCGACGACATCGAGAACGAATTTGAGTCCGCCGCGCCAATGCTTAAACATATTCGCTACCTGAGAAATTGGTGTAGCGTAAACGATGGGATTACCAGTCTTCGGAAAGATTTCCGGAAATTCAGTGTTGGGACCTACCCAGAACGAGGCTAGCTCTTTACCGACGGGATCGGTAGTTTGCCAGTTGACAGTTCCGAGGAGGCCGAGCCGTGTGGTGAGGTATTTGAGGTCTGTTTCAACAAGACTCGTCGAAAAGTGTTCTTCACTAACGAGTTCCTGTGCTGCAGGATCGAGAGTAAACTTATCTACAAAAGTAAGCATGCGACTGTGGTTGCCGCTTTGACGTAGTGTTGTCTTAACTTCACGTCGAGGATGTACAATAGCAGGGTTATCCATAAGGACACCAACTGCAGAATCGACGATATTCGGAATGAAGCTTTCGACAATTTCATCAAGGTCATGTCCAACTTCTTCAAGTAAGCCTTGCGCTTGTGCTCGACGAGGAGCAATTGGTTTGGCTTTGGTAGGAAGAACGTGTTGGAAAATTTCGTCATCAGAATCGGAGAGAGTGCGTTGTGGTTTACGCATTTCGCGAGGTTGGGTGCGAATGTATTGACCACGATTGTCTTTAACGTAAATTGATTCGACTAGAGCCGCATCAACGCCTTTGTGGGTCTTGAGATATTCTTCAAACTCACGAGCGTATTTGATGATATTCGACTCAAATTCGACAGCGGAAGAGAATTTGGTTCCTCCAGGAATTGGGATCTTGAATTCGGAACCAACGATACTAGCGTTGACTTTAAATGCGACAGAACTGGTTCCACCGGTAACTGCTTGGAGTTGGTTTAAAACAGAAACTTGGATGTAACCTAGCGCATCAGATCCCGACTTGAGGTCGAGATAATCTTTGTAGTGAAGGTATGGAATGTGAAATTCCACAACGGACCCATTGGTTGGGTCGAGAAAAGCGTGTTGTACTTGGACACAAGTTGAAAGCGGGATGCCGGTTGTTGGGATCGACATAACACTTTTTGAACGTTGGAACGGAAAATAGGCAACGAGCAATCTGCCCTGATAGAATTTAGAGGCGGAAAGCTCAAAGCGAACTTTGATTCCACCGCCGGTCCCAACACGCCAGTATTGAAACCGAGTGAAAGGAGTGGAAGAGATGTTGTTCTGAAGAAGATCAGAAATTACTTCAGCGGTGAAAAGAACAGTGGTGACGGCTTGGGTTAGAGTCCAATTGACGTCAGCGACATGGTTCCAGCGAGAAAGCATGTCGTCAAGCGTCCATGGTTTTTCACCAAGGTGACGCTGTGCTCTTTCGGTTTTTGTGATGGTAAAACCGTCCTGAGCTGGGATGATTTGTACTGCATTTTGCTCAACTAGGGTAACACCCTGGTTGGATTGGGAAACGTTGACTGAGTCCGACATGTTGGTTTGACAAACCCGGGCGCTATCTTTATCATTTTGATACGCATATGGTTTGTTGTCTCCTTGAGCGTAAGCCCGAAGGGGGGGTCGAGAGAATCCAAAGAAATTTTCGTCATTTTCGATGACGCCATTGGAAAGAAAAAGTTGCCAGAGCACCTCATAGGTGATCAATTTGGCGTCTGGCTTAATCTTAAGTAGGCGGCGTCTAATTTCGAGAAATTCCTGTTTCGTAAAGAAAAGTGCGCTGTAAAGTACACAATTAGCGTTGTCTTGAAAGGCGAGGTGGTCGTCTAAGGTACGGGATTTCCAGTAAAGTTGGTTGAGGAGTGCTTTGCGCTCCATTACTGGAACCCAGAAGGTACCTTTCTTCTGGAATTGAGACTTAAGGAAAGACATTTCCGAGAGGTGTTGCAACTCGTACTCTTTGTCTCCCTTATCGGCGGGCGTGACTTTGATACCGAGTGTAGCCATACATCCCTTAAAAGTGCGAAAATTGAAAAATTCTTGTACTTCGGGGTGCACCATACAAACACAATCATCACCATAGCAGACTAATCTGCAGTAGCGACGAAAGTTAGTTGGATCTTTGTATTTGGTTGGCATAACACAGCACCAAGCGTAGAGAAAATAGAAGGCATTACCATGGTTGTTATAGTAAGTAGTGTAAGGTTGACCTGAGGGGTTGGAACCCAGGGTTTGATACAAAAAGCCATCATTTTCATGAACAGCGTTGTAAAGCTCAGCGACCGCCACACATCTTTCGACAGTGTGGTTATCGGCATAGGCTTCATTGGCAGAATCGGCAAAATCATCACCGACTTCTACTGGAACGGTGCCGTCAAATCCCTCATAATCGAGAGAAAATCCGACATCGCTACAGCCTTGAATGAGTTTTGTTGACATGAGATTCCATTGAGGGAACCGCGATTGAGTCCTACAGCTGTAGGGAGATCAAAGCGATTGTCTGTAATGTATGAGATGTAGTCAGCAAAAAGCATTCGAGCACAGATCGTGTAGTCGACGGGACCTATGGCAAACATGCGAGAACGTTTAACTGGAAGTTCTCTCCAGTTGAAGGCATCGTATTCCATGAGAGTGGGATCGAGTACGGGACGACATTCGTTGGTCTTGAGGGTGTCAATCCAGATGGTGTCGTACATGTCCCCATTCTTCCAGGCGCGCATTCTTTCGTCAATACGCAGGCGGAGAAGTGGACTAGCCACTTCGAGGAGGCCGGTAGCAGGGTTCGTTTTGAACAGGCTACGCTTTCCATCACCAGAAACCGGGTAGGGAAACCCAGCGCTAGTGGTCATATCCAAGGCATTGATTGAGGAGCCTGGGATTCCATTAATGGCCTCACTTTCAGTGAGAAGACGAAAGTTGCGTTTGATCTTGTGGTGATACCAATCACGGAGGGCCAAGAAGGCAGACTCCATGTATTCAGGAATAAAACCTCGAGCAGGGTGACAGATTTTGTCGACACCCATGAGGTCTGTTTTCTTTACGTTGCGAGGATCTCCAGAGTGAGTCATAGCAGGACAATGAGCGGGAGGCCCAAATTGTGCACAAACTTCTTCCAGAAATCCGGATGGGACGAGTGGTGAGCGAGAGACATGATAGCCAGGTTTGACGTGACCTAGGACGCGGATAGTACCTTGAAGATACTTTGCTTTTTCAGCAGGTGTCATTTCCGTGTCCAGGGTTTCGTGTTGGGCTATAGCGGGGTTGATGGTGTTGTAGGAATTAAGAGCGGCATACAGATGTTGTTGTGTGATAACTGTTGCGGCACCAATGTTCCTAGCGCGAATACCGGCAAGGTGAATGCCGATAATCTTGCCATCTTGTAAGCCATTTCTGATCATGATGGGACAGCCACAATCTCCACGTTCGGTTGGATACTCATAGTTGAACATTGAGTAGTGAACGATTGAGAATTGCTGTCCGTCCATACATATATCATAGGTATAACAGATGTCGATGTCGCCGATACGTGTAATACCGGTTTCAAATGAAAAGTCTTTATGGACTTTGATCAGTGCTATTTCGGTCTGCGATTGCAGGTCCATATCAGTAGCAAAATATTGGACGATTTTCGGGTGGGCGTGAAAGATGTTGCGCGGAAGCTCGTAAACGATGAGATCTTTTTCATCATTTCGAGTATCAGTTATGACGCGGAGAGCATCTAGAGCAAAACGAAAGATTTGTGGAGCAGTGTCTGCACATGCAATTTCATAGATAGTTCCGTCAGGAACGTATCCATCGACGTTGTTAAGTCGGAAAAGATGTGAAGGTGCCAAAATATGCGTACCAGAGATGTACAAGGCACGCATAGCGTTGGGATAGTCGACGCAGCGAATGACGACTTGGTTTCCACGAATCTTCTTAAGGACACAATCGTATAGTTGTCCTTGAGCTTGAGCTTCTTGAGGCGCGAGATCGCCTCGAGCACGAATCACACGCGGTCGCATTTGTCTTCGAGCTTGTCCAGTTGAAACGGACTGCGCTTCTGGGAGTTTGCGAGAGATCATAGTGTGAATTGCTTTGAGAGTAAAAAACATTGACGAGATTGAAAGAAAAGAGGTGAGACTCTTCTCAAGAATTTTGTACCAGGTTGGGATGTTCGAAAGCGTGGTTGCGTAGTACTTTTCAGCACCAAGCATGTTGGTAATAAATACGGCAGCAGCAGAGATGGGATATGCTACAATACTTGC